ACTGCGGAACAAGCTAAAGCATACGTGGCGACACTACCATGATTAAAGAGATCCCAGATGAGATGACTGGTGGCGAGTTTAAGCCTCGCCATACGATTGAAATCTACTGCCCCAACTGCGGGTATGACGTTTCTGAAGCCGAGCTTGCTGCCAAAATGTGCAGTGATTGTGGGCATAGCCTAGCCGAGCCTGAAAAGCATGTATCGATCCTGGTAGCTAATATGTCATTCGGTGGTTCGACACTCTGAGGCAAAGACAGTGAGATATGTCAGACGAACTCGGATTGGGCGCTGGAGCCAAGGGGATCAGCGAGGGATTTAAGACTGGTCGAGAAGCTGGCAAAGAGATTGGTAAGAACATTGAGGATGTTCAAAAGGAGGCAATAGACCTAGCAAGGCAGAAGGCAAACCAAAAGATACGGGAGCGCAGAGAAGCCGAGCTAAAGAAGGAACGTGCAATATACAAAGCCCTTGAGGAGTACCGTCACCGCAAAAAGATTACGGATGAAGAGTACAAATTGAGGGTTGATTTTATTAAGCAGCATGGCACGAAGGAGTGGGAAAAGGTTATACAGATCAAAGCCGAGATTGAGAAACTAGAGAAGGCAGATCAAGAGTTTTTCGATGCGGAGTTGTCAAAGGTTAAATGGGTGCAGTTCTGGTGCTTTTTGGTAGCAGCTTGGATTGCTTATTACATAGTATGGGGGTCTAAGAAATAATGCTTACACTAATATCTACCGCACTGTCCTTCCTGATGGGTGGACTACCTAAGCTCCTGGACTTCTTCCAAGATAAGTCAGATAAGTCACACGAACTACAACTTGCCCAGCTCCAGATGGAACGGGAACTCAAACTCATGGAGGCTGGCTACGCAGCCCAAGCCCGTGTAGAGGAGATCCGCACGGAGCAAGTCCAGATGGAGACCCAAGCCCAAGAACGCACAGCTATGTACCAGCACGACATTGAGATTGGTAAGGGTGCTTCCCAGTGGGTTATTAACCTACGTGCATCGGTTCGCCCGATGGTGACTTATCTGTTTGTCTTCCTATTAATCGTGGTGGACATTGCCTCTATTTGGTGGGCATGGTCTAGCGGTGCGGCTTTTGCCGAGTCGGTAACGATGATTTTTGATGACCAAGAGATGCAGATTCTGGCCTCTATTATTGCGTTCTGGTTTGGCACACAGGCATTTAGGAAGTGAACGAATTTATTGCCCTATTTAACGCCTACCCTCTGGGTGTCTGCCTAGGGTTAGCAGCTTTTATTAACTACACTTTCTTGTTGATTGTCCATGCGTGTGAGCGATAAAGCTATCAAGATGATTAAGCATCACGAGGGTGTACGCCAGAAACCCTATCGCTGTCCCGCTAAATTGTGGACGATTGGTGTGGGGCATGTGCTCTATCCTCGCCAGGCTCAGATCAAGTTTGAGGAACGGGATGCTTATCCGCTAGAAGAACGAGATAACCGCACATTCTCTATGGAGGAAGTCGATGGAATACTTAGGGATGATCTTAACCGCTTTGAACGAGGCGTTGAACGCTTCTGTCCTGTCAAGCTCACTCAAGGTCAGTTCGATGCTCTTGTTAGCTTTAGCTTTAACGTTGGCTTGGGAACACTACAGCGAAGCACGCTCCGTCAGAAGGTTATTCGGGGCGATATGGAAGGGGCTGCGGAAGAGTTCTTGAAATATACGTTGGCTGGCGGTAAAGTGCTAAAAGGGCTAGTAACCCGCAGAAATGATGAACGTGCCTTATTTTTGAGCTAACTATGCCATTACAAAAACTACAATTTCGCCCAGGACTAAACCGAGAAGGTACGGACTACTCCAACGAGGGTGGTTGGTATGACGGGGATAAGATCCGTTTTCGCTCAGGATTTCCTGAAAAGATTGGTGGCTGGACAAGGTACTCATCAAATCAGTTTCTTGGCGTTTGCCGTTCTTTATGGAACTGGGTAACCCTATCGGGCTCTAATTTACTGGGTGTTGGCACCAGCAAGAAATACTATATCGAGCAAGGCGGTGTATATAGCAACGTCACCCCACTAATTCACACCTCAAACAATCTTGGCGCTGCCGCTGGTCCGTTTACGGCTACAGCTAACTCAACCTCACTGACAGTCGTAGATGCCTCGTATAACCCAAATGCTGGGGATTACATCATCATTTCTGGGGCAGTCAGTCTGGGCGGTAATGTCACAGCCAACGTTTTAAATACAACTTATACCGTCACATCAATAGTCAATGCCACGGCTTACACCATCACTCTTCCTGTCGCTGCAAACGGCTCCGATACTGGCAAAGGTGGGGCAACGGTTAAGGTTGAATACGAATATCCTATTGGACTAGATGTTGCCGTAGCTGGTATTGGCTGGGGTTCAGGCCCATGGGGTCGAGGCACTTGGGGATCATCTTACAGCGGTGGCGTACAAGATCAGCTCCGTTTATGGACGAATGACAACTATGGTGAGTGGCTCTTTATTGCTGCCCGTGGCGGTGCGATCTATTACTGGAAACCATCAGGTACATATCCAAGCGGCACTGCTGCTTCACTATCTGTAAGAGCGCAAGACCTAGCAACACAGGCTACGGCTGCTGGATACGATGGCACGTTTGTGCCTAACAAGACCAACCAGGTTGTGTCCTCAGCCATTCAGCGCTTTATTATCTGCTTTGGTGCAAACCCTTATGATCCTCTAGATTCTGAAACCGCCTTTGATCCCCTATTAGTTCGTTGGTCAGATCAGGAAAACCCCTATGAATGGGTTCCAGCAGTCACCAATCAGTCTGGAGAATTTAGGGTAACTAACGGCTCATTCATCGTGTGCGCCCGTGCTACTCGCCAAGAGATTCTGGTCTGGACTGATGCCGCTATTTACTCTATGCAGTACCTTGGGCCACCCTACGTCTGGGGCTTCCAAATCCTTATGGATAACATTTCCATCATCAGCCCTAACGCTGCGGTCACGGTCAATAACGTTACCTACTGGATGGGCACGGATAAGTTTTATGTTTACTCTGGTCGTGTAGAGACTCTGCCTTGCGCCTTGCGTCAGTACATTTTTAACGACATCAACAAGGATCAGGGCTTCCAAGTCTTTGCTGGTGGTAACGAGGGCTACAACGAGGTCTGGTGGTTCTACTGCTCTAATGGCAGTGACAGCGTAGATAAGTACGTGATTTACAACTACCTTGAGCGTGTTTGGTATTACGGCACGATGGCTAGAACGGCTTGGATAGACTCCCCATTACGTCAGTTCCCACAGGCAGCCGATTACAACAATCGCATCCTGAACCACGAAGCTGCGGTTGATGATGTATCAGGTGAAACCCCAGTGCCGATTAACGCTTATGTGCAGTCCTCCGACTTTGATATTGGGGATGGACATAACTTTGGCTTTGTCTGGCGCATCTTGCCTGACGTTAATTTCAATGGATCAAACACAAATGGCCCGTATGTCACCATGACGGTTAAACCTCGTAGGAACTCAGGAGCGCCTTATGGCTCGGCAGATAACCCACAAGTAACCAGCGCCAATAATTACACCAATGAGTCGGTCTACACGGTGCAAGAGTTTACTGGTCAGGTCTATACCCGTTTGCGTGGGCGTCAGCTTGCCTTTAGGATTGAGTCGGACTCTTTGGGCGTGGCATGGCAGTTAGGTAGCCCACGGATTGATATTCGCAACGATGGTCGCAGATAATGGCTAATATTGCATTACGTCCATCAAAAGCACCTAACCTACTGATTGCCCCAGTAGACTATGCCCAGCTATACCAAGACCAGCTAAACAACGCCCTACGTCTTTACTTTAACCAGATTGACAACGACTGGTCTGCGGTTTTAGATAACGCTGGTATGCGCTATTTGGCTGCTCCATATGGGTCGTTTTCTAGTGATTTAAATCAAAGAGACGGGGCAACAGACACAGCCTACGCTGTTACTTGTGATACCACAGACTTTTCTAATGGGATTACTTGCGAGTCTCATTTAGCGACATTTACTGGCTCTATCGCTACAACCACATTGACTGTATCCGCTGTGGCATCAGGCTCTATTTTGCCAGGCATGTTAATCACTGGCACTGGTGTGACAGCCAATACTTATATCGTTAAGCAATTAACAGGGACTACAGGCAGCACAGGAACGTACCAAGTCAACATTTCTCAAACCGTTTCTAGCACAACAATTACTGGCAATAGAAGTTCAAAGTTAACTTTTACTTATCCTGGGATATACAACATCCAGTTTAGCCTTCAGTTTGTAAATACCGACACCCAGATCCATGATGTAGATGTTTGGTTTAGAAAAAACGGCACTAATATTGCCAACTCAAATAGCCAATTTTCAGTGCCAAACAGACACGGCGGAGTGGACGGTCACTTAATTGGGTCTTTAAACTTTTTTGTTGACGTAGAGGCCAATGACTATATAGAAATTATGTGGCACACCTACAACGTGGCTACGACAATTCAGGCGATTGCTGCGGTTCCAGCCTCTGTAACCACTCCCGCTATACCAGCAACTCCGTCTGCTATTGTGACGGCATCCTTTGTTTCTAGACTACCCACAACGCTTTAACAATGATAAACTTCCTTAAAATCAACCCCGTGAGGCTTCTATGAGTCTACAATTAGCCGCCCAACATCTTGCATCTAAAGGTCGTGGTAAGGACAGCCGACTTGTCCACATGACACCTAACGAGCTAAAAGGACTTCAAGCCTTAGCTAAAGCAAAAGGTGGCTCTCTTACTATCAATCCAGAGACTGGGCTTCCAGAGGCTGGCTTTTTAGAGGATGTGCTTCCAATCGCAGCTACGGCTGCAACCATGTTCTTTGCGCCACAGCTTGCCCCAACAATAGGAAGCAGTCTGTTTGGAGCTGCGTCTGGTAGCGCTCTAGCAACGGGATTAGGCGCTGGCTTAATGGCTGGTGGATATAACCTATTTGGTCAGGCATTAGCTGGTCAGCCACTAGATTTAACAAGAGCATTGACCAGTGGCGCTATTACTGGCATTACCGCTGGTGCTTTGCAAGGTCTTGGCGCTTATAACCCAGCAGCCCCAAGCACAGCAACAGCTCCCACATCCAATGTTATGACACAGACCGCAGCAGCAGCTAATGCCCCTGTGGTTCCAGCTCAGGCAATTAATATCGCTACCGCTGATCCTGGAAGCGTGATTGCTGGTATGCCAGAGGCTATGAATACGGGCTTGGCATCTAATACAGTATTGCCAGCCAATATGACATTTACCCCTCCAGCTCCAGAGGTAGCAAAAGCTGGCATGACTGGCGGTCAGAAATTAGCACTAGGTCTTGGTGGCGTAGGCGCATTATCGCTGCTTGGCTCTAGTGGCAAGAAGCTACAACCGTTCCAACCAGGATCAGCTGGTCAGATCAGACCTTATGAGTATGCTGCTACCCCAACCATGGAGTCACCATATTCATCCCCTTACTACTACAACACAGCTGGATTGCCTGTAACCAATACCCAAGAGCGTCAGTATTTTGCGCCCACATTTACCCCATATCCTCCATATAACGCAGCTCAAGGCGGCTTAATGATGGCTAATGGTGGCCCTGTAGAGCGTATGTCCGCTATGGATCAACAGCGTGGCATGTACCCCATGGGCATGATGGATAAGACCTACTACGCTACACCTACCCAGCGCCCAGCCAGTATGGAAGTGGTACGGTCAGACTATGACACCCCAGTAAATCCAATTACTGGAGTAGGCAAACAATTTGCCGCTGGTGGTCTTTCTGATCTTGGTAGCTACTCCGATGGTGGTCGTTTGCTCAAAGGTCCAGGCGATGGCATGA